AGCGGAGGTTTTGCGAATAGTTGGTTCATATCTTTTTTGTTCCATTTTATTTTATATGAAAAACTGAATATTTACAAGCGCGTGTGCACGGTTATCCCCTAACTGTTTTTAGTTGGAATCTACATAAAATGGGGTAGGAGTGCACTTTTTTTACGCGCCTACTTAGAAAGGTAACGGTTTTATAATGGATATTTTTACAGTATTTTTGATTACATATAGCTTGTGGGCATTTTTATTTGTCGGCATTGTCTGGATAATGGGGAAAGTGGGTGTGATTTAGGTATGTATGTATTTAGGTATGTAATATTATACGGATTTTATATTATTTCTACAGTGTGCGAATTGTTTATGTAACGTGGGGAAGTCGGGGTTAGTATTACCCCCCGACTTCTGTCGCAGTCGCAAATGGCATAAAAACCCTGTATTTGCAAGGGTTTGAACGCGCGACAACATTTGAAAAACTTCTGTCGCAGTCGCAAAAAGAAAAGTTGCAAAAAAAGGAGACAACAAAATGGGTGAAATACAATCGAGAAAATGGCTTATAACAATCAATAATCCGAATGAAAAGGGTTTTAAACATGATAACATAAAAGAGATATTAAAAAAATATAAGGGTTGCTTATATTGGTGCATGTCGGATGAAATAGGCAACGAGGGTGGCACTTATCACACACATATTTTTATGGTCTGCTCCGGTGCGGTACGGTTCAGTACCATGAAGAAACGGTTCGAGGGTGCGCACTTTGATGTTTGCAAAGGCACGAGTGCTGATAATAGAGATTATGTATTCAAGTTGGGTAAGTGGTCGAATACATCAAAAGAAGAAACGCGTGTAGAGGGTACGCAGGAAGAATGGGGCGATATGCCTGTAGAACGTCAAGGGCACAGGAACGATATTGACGATCTCTATGCCATGATTAAAGAGGGTTTGACCAACTATGAAATCATAGAGAGTAACCCCCAATATATGCTTAATATCGACAAAATTGAGCGTGTCCGTCAGACTATATTAGAAGAACGATATAAAAAGGATTGGCGCGATCTTGAAACGACATACATATATGGAACTACCGGAAGTGGTAAAACACGGTCAGTCATGGAAAAGTACGGTTATGACAAAGTATTTCGCGTGACGGACTATGAACACCCTTTTGACGGTTATAAGGGGCAAGATGTAATTGTGTTTGAAGAGTTTCGCTCTAGCATCCGTATGGGTGAAATGCTCAATTATGTTGATGGTTATCCGGTAGAATTGCGTTGCCGTTATGCGAATAAAGTAGCCTGTTATACAAAGGTTTATATTATCTCGAATATTGCATTGACAGAACAATATACAGACATACAGAAATACCAGCCGGAATCATGGAACGCTTTTTTACGACGCATCAATAAAGTGCGTGTCCATGTGAAAGATAAGGTGCATGAGGGAACGTGTAGCGAATACATAAACGGTTTTGTTCCGGCACTCGATAATGAAATACCGTTTACTCGTCCGGATTGATTTCTCCATGTTTTTCTTCATATTCATCTATGAATTTTTCTATTATACGTGCGCCTTGGTTTGACTTGCTACGTTCTTCTTCTTTAGCAATATAAGCTAGCTTTTTGCTATACTTTTCAGTTAATACTATTTGTATTACGGGTTTTTTAGTTGGCATATATCACCTCTGAAAAACTTGAAATAGGTTAATAACTTTTTATTGACAAGTTATTAACCTCATGCTATAATATATCATGTAAAGGTTAATAACTTGTTACTAACTTTTACAATGTTGTCTCGGTTGTTGTGGGTGCATCGGAAACCCTCGAATATTGTTTCGTAGGATGGGAACCTAAATGCACCCGCGTAAATTGATAAAGTAATTATTCCAATCTTTATTTTATCAGCAAATAGGAAAATAAGCAAGCAGGAAAGAGCGGTTGAAGCGATAGGGCGACTCACAAGTAACGTGGTAGTTAGGCTATTCGAGAAATAGACGGAGTGAGTGCAGAATAAACAAGAACCGTCACAGGATTTGAAGAAAGTAGGAATTGCACGGCACTGATGCATAGTGTTTCGCACTAATGGAAGAAAGCGGACAGGCTTGACCGACAAGCACATTAACCGTAAACCAAGAAGCAATTAAACGGAAGTATCAAACGCGTGAGAGACCTAAACACTTGTTTTTCAAGGATTTACGCATACGCAAGCGAACCTTGACAACTAAATATTTACCCGGTAAAAAGCACAGAGAAAGAGAGGAAAAGAAAATGAGTAAATTAGTAGGGTATAAGCGTTTTACATCCAAGAAAGGGGAACGTTATTGTGTTGCGCAGGTTGTAAGTGATTTTTCACAGAGGGATATTGATAACGGATGTTGTGGCTCTAAAGTTGAGGAAGTTTTTCTTCCTGCCGAAAGGGTTGATGAACTGAATCCGTCACATATCGGGAAAGAAATTAAGTTTGATTATGAACTTTCCGGGAACCGTGCTTATCTGGTGGATTTCCATGTTGTTAGCAAGTAGCCCTGTCGCTGTTGTAACCAGCGGTTCGGCTCTTACTACTGGTAGTAATGTAACGCTTGATGACCTGTACATGCTTCTTACAAGTATTAACGGTTTGTTGGTGCGTATCAATGAATACTTTGATTATATTGTGGCATTTGCTGTGGTTATACTCTTATGTGTTCTTTACTACCGATATATAGAATATTTCACGCGGTTTTAGCGTGGGAAAGGGGGTAACGGTATGAAAGGAGCACTTGTGACGGCAGAAATGCTTGCACCTATTACAACTACTTTGAACGATAACCTCGGGGTTCTTCTTCCGGTTGGAATCGCGATTATGGGTGTAATGATTGGTGTATCACTCATTCCAAGAATTGTATACAAGTTCTTATAAAAAGTCTGTTGTGCGCGGTGGGGCACTGTCCCCACGCGCACAGATGCTTTATAGATTGTATAATGAAAGGATGGGATGATATGGAAGAAAGGAAAGAAAAAAGGCATTTGCAGGGTATGAGGAATGTGTTGCTTGCATTTGCCTTTTGTTTTGTTTGTGCCTTGTTTGTGGGTGTGTCTCCGGTATATGCGGCAAAGCAGGAATGTGGTTATAAAATCACTGAATCGGATCAAGATTTCATTGTATGGGCGAAAGATAACATATTTAAAAAAGATAATATAAAGCAGTATGTATATGTCCGCAGTATGGGGGATTCTTGGTGCGTTGTCTCGTCTGATAAGCCTTTAAAAAAGGTTTTAATTGATGGAAGGTGGAGTGATTGGATTGAACCGGGTACAACTTTTGGTAGTGCTATAATTAAGGACAGTAATGGTTCATATTGGTATCATACAGATTTTTCTTATATAACGGCTGGGGAAAATATATTTGCTTCGTATTTTGGTAATGAATTGTTGTGGTCGAATTATGATGTAAAAGGCGGTACTGCTAAGGTTGTGGATAATAAATGGGTTTGTGATTCTACTGACACGGTTTTTTTTTCGCAACCAGTAAACTGGACGGACAGCATCAAGGAACTACCGAAGGTGGTGAGGATTCAGACAAGGGAAATTCTGACAGTGGCGGTATTTTGGATGGCATTGTTAATTGGTTGTCTGGTATTCTTGCCAAAATTAAGGAACTTCCTGCACTGATATTTGATGCCTTTAAAACGGCATTACAGACGATAGCAGATAAGGTGGGGGAAATAGCAGGAAATGTTTATGAGTTTTTTAAGCCGTTTATTGATTTTGTTAAAACAAGTTTTAGATTTATTAAGAAAGTCCTTAAAAAAATTGGTACTACGATATTTAATGCCTTTAGCGATACGCTGGGAAAAATTGTTGATGGGATTTTGTCTATACCGGAGGCCGTGGGGGAATTTATCAAAAATCTGTTTGTTCCGAAAGATGGGGAAATGGATAAGGCATTGGATAAACTGAAATCAGCGTTCGGTGGGCTGTTGTACTCGTATGAGCTTACTAGTTTGGCTACAGGCTCGAAAGAGTTTGGGGATATAACGTGTACATTGTATGGAAAAAAGGTGACGATATTGGATGCAAGCCTTGTGTTAAAGGGGGTAGGGTTTTTCCGCTCTATCATACGTGGATTTATCGCCCTGCTGTTGGTGCTGTTTAACGTCAATCAGTTCTTGGGCTTTATCGGTCAGCCTGCTATATCCATAGTGGGCGGTATCCGTGCCATGACGCAGGGCGGTGACAAGAGTGAAACGGCTAAGGGGGATTGATAATGATTGTTATGTTTTTTGTAAATTCGGTGGTCAATATCCTTTGTGGGGTCTTGACAGGTATGCAAATTTTGTCACTTCCTGTTGATCTGATTGGGGCATTGGCTACTTGTGTGCAGTATGGTCAATATGTTATGGGTGCTGACCTTTTTCTTGCGGTGCTTGCGTCTGCTATGTTTTGGATAGGGTTAAAGGCTACGGCAGGATTACTAATATTTATTTGGAAACTTCTTCCATTAACCTAATAGTCGGAATGTCTCGGAGAACGTGATAAACCGTCTGAAAACGGACATGAGACCCGACACGCGTTTTTTGCGTGATCGGCTTCTAGCGGTGGAAGTATTGAAAGGTAGCGGTGGCACATCTGGTTTTTTGTGGCATGGAATCCGGCTTGTTTGCCACCGTGCAGTGCATTTAGACTGTAACGTGGTGTTGTAGGAGAAA